AGCCAATGCCGACTTTGAACGGCGGGATACCGAACGGCTGGCAAATCTGTTCGTCGCTGTAGCGAAGCTGCTCGACAAGCTGCGAGTCGGCGGAACTCACGGCAAACGCGGTGAATTTCAGGTCTGCGCCGATAACCGCGATCCGACCCGCATTCTTGCCGGTGTAGCCTTCGTTGAATTGCTCGGACAGCTTCTTGGCCGTCTCTTCCTTGATCGACGCAGGGCCGGTCAGGATGCCTCCAGGCATTGCGCGATTGCCGAAGAACTCGGACGATGACCGCAGGATGCGAAGGTTCTTCACAGCCGGCCAGTTCGCCGCGCACAGCGGCGGAACCCCGACCAGCGGATGATGTACCGGCATGCATCGGTCGTGGATAACCTCCGACGCGGGGACCGTGATCGTCCCCTTCAACTCCGGCACTTCGTTCAGGTTGTCGCAAAACAACTGGTAGAACACCGCTCCGTCGTCGGCCACAAGCGGCAGGACGCGGCACGGGTCCAGTACATACAGCGCGGTAACGACGTCTCGATTGTCGCGCTGCTTGAGGATGTAGGCGTTCCCGTTTGTCAGTTTGGACAGAATCCACGACTCACGGAACTGTTGCGCAGTCTGGTAATGATTGGGCTTGCGCAGGACGGGCGAGTAAGCCGGGTTCTGCACTTCGGACCATACCCGATCGCTGCCGACCGCCTTGAGAACGAACGGCAGCTTTCCAATGTCCTGCGAGATGCGGCTCAAGCACGCATACAGCGTCGGATAACTCGTGATGTCACCGATGCGTTCCTCGCGATTCCGCTGCCATGCGCCCGTGAACGGCTCATGGATGACGTGCCAGCCGCCTCGCGATTGCGGGACCGCATTGATCGCCTTTCTGGCGCGCGAAAACTCGATCCCGAAAATACGCATGCTCTTAATCCTCCGCCGTCATGTCGCGGCGCTTGTACTTGCGCTTTTTCCGCTCCGGCGCCGCTTGACAACTCGCGGCCTCCGTCTCAACGACGGTCGAATCTTCTGCTTCCAGCGAGCGAGTCTCGATGACGCCCTTGCCGAGCTTTTCCAGCACGCGAGCGCACCGCGCATCCATTTCCCTGCGACGGCCGCCCTTGTAGATGAATGTCGTAGACATGGATTCCTCGGAAGAAAAAAGGGGCCGCCCGCGAAGGCGGCCCCTGCCAGGGTTAAGCGCCCCAATTGACGCCAGTCAGGTACGCAACGGCAGACGGACGGCGACGTGCCCAATTGATCGTCCGCTCGGCGCGGAAACCAACCAGGTTGCGCTGCCACAAGCTGACGAGCACCGTGCTTGCCGTGGTCGGGTTGTCCGGCGCGTCGTCCATTTGCAGCGAGGCTTCGGTGGACATCGAAATGTCGATGCCGCCCTCGTCACCAAGGTAGATATCTCCAGCATTGACCAGTGCGACCACCGCGCCCGTCGAATCGTGCGGCACATACTCCGACACGATAACCGGCAGGCCGAACAGCGTGCCGCCCGTCATCGAAATGCCCGGGAACTCGGCCTGACCAAGCGGGTTCTGCAACAGGCTGAGCGCCAGTGCGGTCGTGGCCGGCATGATCCACACGCCCGAAGTCGGCGCATTGTTCGCGGCGATAAACAGGTTGAACAACGTGCGAATATCGGCGCGCACGTCGTCCGCCGTGCCCGTTCCGGTTGCCGAGGTCGATGGCGCGCCATTCAGGACAGACGCCGGAGAAACACCGGAAACCGCCGCCTTGGCCGGGTCCACGAAGTCAAGATCAAGGCGTTCGCGAAGGGCCGCAGCAATCTGGTCACGGATGATGACATCCGCGCTCGGGCTGGAATCGCGAATGACCTCCATCGTCGCAACCGCAATATTCGCAACCTTGAGCGGCTCCAACGTGGTGCGGCTAAAGTCGAACTTGGTCAGCGGCTTGGCGTTACCCTCGCCCACCCAGTAGCCGTCGCCACCAGAAGTCTGGCCGATCAGCGGCGTGCGGAACGGAATACGACGCAGGCCCGGAACGCCGCCCTGCCCGAAGCGACCGAGGATGGTCTGCGGACGAAGGAACTCAACGAAGTCGGCATATACGCTGGTCGAGTCACCAACCAGGTCGCCCGCCCACGTCTGGTCGGTCGTCGTGGCCGGCGCAACCGCCGCTTTGGTGACCAGCGATGCGGTTGCCGCGACGATATCCTCGCGATCCGAGTAAACCGACTTCGCAATGCTGATAGCATCGCGGTGTTCGAGATGACCGAGCGCAAGGCACTTGGCAGCGCGCGCAAACGCAATGCCGGGCTCAAGCTTTTCGGTATTCTTCACCGCCACCGGGGCGCGAACCTGTACGTCCTTGCGCTCCGCCTTCTCTTTCGCAACGGAGTCAACCGGCTTGGCACCCTTCGCAAGCGCCTCGATGCGCTTCTGGCGCTCGATGTCCGCGTCGAGCGTCTTGATCTGCGATTCGAGCTCGTCGAACTCGGAGATTTCTTCCTCGCTCATGTGGCGGTTTTCTTCCGCCGCCTTCTGCGCGATTGCCTCCATCTGCTTTGCAAGATCGGAGCGCGTAAATTCCATGTCGCGGATGTGATCCGCAATCGACTTGGTAGCCATGTGATTATTTCCTGTTGTCTTTGCATCGCCTCACGGCGATGCGTTACGGCTGCCATCGCGGCAGTCGTTTCGCACGCACATGTAACGCGCGCGCTTGCGCCGAGCTTTTAGCCGCCGGCCAGCTATAAGCGCCGTGGATTACGCGCCACGGCTCGCGATCGCCCTCGAAGGGCCGCGTCGTCTCTCGACGATGCAATGCATGCTCCGCTTATCGCGGAGCTTGCAAAATGTTGACGCGCTGAATGCGCGACGGATCGATGCGAATCTGCACGCCACCCTTGATGCTGCGAATGACTTCCGCACTGAGCGGATTCATGGATTTGATCGACGTGATTACGGCCTCCGGCAGCGCCGGAACCGAAACCGTGCTCAATTCGAATATTTCGATTTCCTGAAAATCAATACCGCCGTCGTCCTTGTGTGCGAACTTGATCGGACGAAAGCCGATTGATACCGCACGAACGACGCCATACTGGATTTCCTGCCACGCGGTATCCACGCGGCTCTTGAACTCCCCTTCCTCGGATACGGACGGAATTTCCGCGTCGAACTCGATACCCTTCTCGGTCGGCTTGCGGAACGTGACCGTCCCGATAGGACGCGAGTGCGAGTGCTGGTGCAGAAGAACGAGCGGATTCTTGAATTTCGCTCCGAGCGGGTTGATCGTGTCCCCGACGCGATCCGTTGCTGGCGTGGTGGCAATGCCGGAAAACCGACGTGCGCCGTTATCGACCGCCTTGACTACGAAGGCGGAATATGCGCGGAATGCGTTGCTCATGATTCTTTCTTCCCATTGCCTGATCTTGACGAATCGTCATCGGTTCGCTTTTCGTCGGCGCCTAACGCCTTCGCGGCTACGTCAATGGCCGATACCGCAGATTCAATTACGGCCGCAGACACCTTCCGCCCACGCGCGCGCGCGCGCTCCGCCATCGCGAGCATCCGCTCGCGTCGTTCTTTGCACTTGCATGCCATGATTCAGATCCAGAAGAGTTCTGGCTCTTGCTCGCTCGGCATGCTAGCCGCAGCCGCGCCAATAGCCATTGCCAGCGCGACCATGCCGTCAATGCGGCCAGTCGCCTTGCTCTTGTCCAGCTTGCGATTGCCAGCCGGGTCGGAAACCGCCACCGCGTTCATCGCGCACATGTTCAACACCGGGTGATTCCCGTGCCGGATGTTCCCGCTGACCAGTTCGGCTTCCAGCGTGTCAAGCGCAGGCGTCATGCTCTTGTAGCCCTGCCCAAACTCCACAAGCGGAAGTTCGGCCCCGATGCGCGAAAGCTCGGACTTGAACACGTCCATGCGCCAGCGGTCGAAGTGGACCTCACGAACGCCGTGATCCTCGCAAAACTCCGCAAGCCACTTCGCGACGTACTCGTAGTCAACCGTGGGGCCTGGCGTCATAAGTAGATGGCCCTGCTCCGCCCATACGTCGTATGGCACGCGGTCGCGGTGAGCGCGTTCCTTGATGCCTTGCTGCGGCACGAAGAATGTTGGCCAGACGTGCCACTTGCCATCGCGCTTCACCACCGCCACTGCGGCGGTTAGATCGTGGCGCGACGAAAGGTCCAGCCCGACGAACACGTCAGAATCGAAGGCCGAGAAGTCCGGCGCTCCGCTGTTCGATTCCCACGTAGCGCGGGATACGAACGGATTCGCCATGTTCACGCGCTGGTTCAGGATAAGGTTACGATACGCGCTCTCCGCGCTCGGCATCCGCTTCGCTGTCTCGGCCTGCTTCCGAACCTCCTTCGGATTCTGGAAGTCACCGAATGCAGGATTGGCTGCTTTGATCGCCTCGTCCGAGAATGGATCGAGACTTTCGTCCGCCGTGTACAGCCACAGCTTCGTTTCAGGGTCGGCCTTGCCCTTGGCGTCCTCGACCAGCAGCGACAGCAGGTCGGCGTCTGTCGGTGCCTGCGTCGAGATGATGATCGACAGCGGGGCCTCCTGCGCCGCCGATGCCGTCTCCAATGCTTCGTACAGTTCCGACCGTGGACCGCGAACCTGCCCTAGCTCGTCATGCACGACAAACACGGGCGACAGTCCGTAGGCCGTAGAGGCTTCCGCCGAAAGTGCGCGGTACTTCGTGCCAAGCTCGTGGCACAGCAATTCCTTCGCCGTGTCGCGCACGACCACGTACTGCGACAGGTCCGGGTTCATCCGCACCATCTTGGCCGCCAGTTGGAACAGGATTGCCGCCTGCTCCCGAGACTGCGCCGCGCTGAATAACTGGCTGTTCGCCTTCGCCTCCGGCCCGACCAGGTGCAGCAGCAATAGGCAGGCGGACAGCGCCGTGTTGTGCGTCGGGATGCAACCATGCCCCGCAAGGAACAGGCTATCGGCCGCTGCAACCTTTATGCAGACCGTCGGGACGCTTTCCACCTCATCGCACGATACGATTGATACCGTTCCCGATCTCGATCCCACCGACGAGGCCAGAAGCCTCTGCTTCCTTTCGAGACGGAACACCGGGTGGTCCTTGGACGGCGTGGGCGGCATCTCTCCCCCCGTGCAAGGCCCAACCCCATTTCCAACTACATCTCCGCCGCGCGGCGCCGCCCGCACGCCGAGCGCCACCGCCAACGTCCTGATATCTCCGTCACGTCCCTCGCTCGCGCCTGTAGACGTTAGCCCCGATTGTCTGC